TTGGAACACTTCTGTTCGGTGACAAAACTGCTCTCGGATATGCTTCTGCATTCGACAGAATCAACGTCCGTCGTCTGTTCCTCACAATCGAACAGGCACTGCAAAGAGCAGCAGAAGCACAACTCTTTGAACTCAATGATGAGTTAACAAGAGCAAACTTCAGAAACATTGTTGAACCTTATCTCCGTGATATCGAAGCAAAGAGAGGACTCTACGGATTCCTGGTTGTTTGCGACAGCACGAACAATACCCCTGATGTTATTGATAATAATGAATTCAGAGCAGACATCTTCCTGAAGCCTGCTAAGTCTATCAACTACGTCACACTCACATTTGTTGCTACCAGAACTGGAATCAGTTTTGAAGAAGTAGCAGGTAGAGTTTGATAATATTATCTAAATAACAAAAGGAGGATTAAAAAATGGCTGAACACTCTCTTACAAAGTTTAAATCAAAACTGACAGGTGGCGGTGCCCGCCCCAATTTGTTTAAAGTTGAGTTTACCAATGCCAACGGTGGACAGGGGGGAGGACTCCCCTCTGGTATCACCAAACTTGATACTGATAAATTTGAGTATCTGTGTAAAGCAGCAAACTTGCCTGCCTCTAACGTAGCTTCGATTGACGTTCCTTTCAGAGGACGTACTTTCAAAGTTGCTGGAGATCGCACATTTGATACCTGGACCATTACTATCATCAACGACACTGATTTCAAAATCAGACAAACGATGGAAGAATGGTGCCAAAAAGTTGCTAACTATCAAGAAGCATCTGGTGCAACCAACCCAGCCGACTACATGGGTAATGCAACCGTGATCCAACTGGGAAGAAAGAAATCCAACATTGGTAACGGTGCAACAAATTCTGAAGGTGAAGGTCTGAAGGGCATTGCTCAATATAAGTTTGTTGATATTTTCCCAATCAACGTTTCTGCAATTGACCTTTCTTATGATACCACTGACACTATCGAAGAATTCACAGTTGAGTTCTCGGTTAACTACTGGTATCCAGAAGGAACACCTACAAAATAATCCCGTTGATTTCTGATTGAATAAATACTCTAAGGAAACTTAGATTAATAAATCATGTCCAAATTATTTGGGTTCTCGCTAGAGGACACAGAACCACTCTCACCCTCTGCGGTTTCCCCCGTTCCTCCCAACAATGAGGACGGGGTTGACCACTATATGAGTAGTGGTTTTTTTGGTTCGTATGTAGACATAGAAGGTGTATATCGCACTGAATTTGATCTCATTAAAAGATATCGTGAAATGGCACTTCATCCCGAAGCGGATAGTGCCATTGAAGACATTGTAAATGAAGCAGTTGTTTCAGATTCAAACGACAGTCCAGTAGAAATTGAACTGTCAAATCTTAATGCTAGTGATGGTATTAAGACCAAGATTCGCAAAGAATTTAAGTACATCTTAGATTTATTGGACTTTGATAAAAAAGCACATGAGATCTACCGCAACTGGTATATTGACGGTAGACTTTATTATCACAAAATCATTGATCTGAAGAATCCTCAGGAAGGTATTCAAGAACTTCGTTACATTGACGCAATGAAAATGCGTTATGTAAGGCAGCAAAAGAAAAAACCTGGAGATAAGGGAGCATCTGCTGTCTATAAATTGAAGAGTGATAATCCCATGGATTATGACTTCCCAGAAATCGAAGAGTATTTCATTTATAATCCAAAGTCAGTTTATCCAACTGGCAATCCCATGCAAACTGGGGCATCACAAGGAATTAAAATTGCAAGAGATGCAATCACATATTGTACCTCAGGTCTTGTAGATAGAAATAAAGGATCAACTCTTTCATATCTCCATAAAGCAATTAAATCTCTCAATCAACTTAGAATGATTGAGGACTCTCTGGTTATCTACCGTTTGTCAAGAGCACCAGAACGTAGAATTTTCTACATTGACGTTGGCAATCTTCCAAAGGTCAAAGCAGAACAATATCTGCGTGATGTAATGATGCGTTATCGCAACAAACTCGTCTATGATGCAAATACAGGAGAGATCCGTGATGACAAAAAATACATGGCTATGCTTGAGGATTTTTGGTTACCACGACGAGAAGGAGGACGTGGTACTGAAATTACTACTCTTCCAGGAGGACAAAATCTTGGAGAGATCACAGACATTGAGTATTTTAAAAAGAAGTTATACAGATCACTCAACGTCCCGCCGTCTCGCATGGATGGCGAAGGCGGATTTAATCTCGGTCGATCTTCAGAAATCCTCAGAGACGAACTGAAGTTCACTAAGTTTGTTTCTCGTTTGAGAAAGAGATTCTCTAACATGTTTAATGACATGTTGAAAACTCAACTTATTCTCAAGAATATCATCACACCTGAAGATTGGGAGGTTATGAGTGAGCACATTCAATATGACTTCCTTTATGACAACCACTTCTCAGAACTGAAAGAAGCAGAACTTCTGAATGAGAGATTGTCTCTTGCTGCAACTGCAGAACCATATATCGGTAAGTATTATTCTCAAGATTATGTACGTCGTAAGATTCTGCGTCAAACTGACATGGAAATTCTTGAGCAAGATAAATTGATTGAAGCAGAGATTGAAGCAGGAATTATTCCAGATCCAAATGCACCTGTTGATCCAGCAACTGGTCAACCTTTAGATTCTGCCGCAGGAATGGATTTAGGTGCTCCGGTTATGGAACCCGAGATTGATGCATCTGCTGCCGAACCCATGGAATTACCTAAAGGTGGTGAGATATAAATACACATAGTCGTGTACTATACAATTAAATGGATGACCTTTTAGATATGATCATTGCTGATGAATCACCTTCTCAAATTAGTGATGCTATCAAAGATGTTCTCTATGCAAAGTCTGCAGAAAGAGTTGATGCATTTCGTCCCATAGTAGCAAATTCATTTTTCTCTGGTGAAGATCAGATTGAAGTAGAAGATGATGAAATTGAAACCAGTGATGGTGTTTGATTATAAATAACTCATATTAGGAATTTTATAAACAAATGGCTACTAGAGCATTAATATTAGGTGATGAAATTGCAGTTCCAACTGTAGCTGGATCAGCAACTTCTTTCTCACAGGCAACTGTGGTGAGAGTTGTTAATGTTTCTGGAAGTCCTGGAACTATCGGAGTATGCACCGTTGTTGGTGCAGGATCTACATCATTTATTACTATTCCAGATGGAACTGTTGAATATGTTGAAAAGAAAGCAACAGATGTTTGTTATGCCACCGGCACCATTAGAGGTGCAAAAGTAGGATACACAGGTTAATCAAATGAAACTCATTAGAGAAGAAATCGAATCAGTAGAGTTTCTTGTCGAACAAAAGAACGGCAAGAAATCAATGTATATTGAGGGAGTTTTCCTCCAAGGAAACATCAAAAACCGTAATGGTCGTATGTATCCTATGGAGACTCTTCGTAAGGAAGTTTCTCGATATAATGAAAACCATGTTCAAGCAGGTAGAGCACTTGGAGAACTTGGTCACCCTGATGGTCCTACCGTTAACCTCGATAGAGTTTCGCACAAAATCGTTTCTCTGAAAGAGAGTGGTTCAAACTTTATTGGTAAAGCAAAACTCCTCAATACCCCAATGGGTAAGATTGCATCTTCTCTGATTGAAGAGGGTGTAAAACTTGGAGTTTCTTCCCGTGGAATCGGTTCATTAAAAATGACCCGTGAGGGTGTTAACATCGTCGGTGATGATTTTATGTTAGCAACTGCTGCTGATATTGTTGCTGATCCTTCTGCTCCCGATGCATTTGTTGAGGGAATCATGGAAGGAAAAGAGTGGGTATGGGATGGTGGCATCCTTCGTGAAAAGTATGCAGAAAAAACATACAGACAGATTAATACACTGGTAACTCAAAAACAACTCGATGAGCATAAGTTGAGCTTATTCAACGACTTCTTATCTAATCTTTAATTTTATAAATAAATATAGTTTTAAATAACGGAAAAACGGAGAGTTCAAATGTCTCGTGGCAAAAAATTACAAGAAATGGAAGTAAAGACACAGCAATCCCGCACCACTGTTAATGCTGGAGCAAAAGCTGGTGATCCCATGCCTAAAATGGCAGATCCTGGCACCCAGTTAGCAGGTGTTGAGGATCTTGGTGGCCCTACTCCAGAAAACTACAGACCCGATGATGATTCAGCAAAGCTGAACACACCTGGTGGTACTCTTAAGCAAGTAAAAGATGTAGTTAATAAAGGTGCAGGTAAAGCAGACCCCATGAAGAAAATG